AAAAAGTGTAAATAAATTTAGATGCCTAAAGACGATAATAATCTTACCCCAGAACAAGCTGAAGAAATAGTAAAAAAATTCATCAAGCCCCCATTTAATGCGGACGAACTGAAATTAAAGGATGAGGTGCGTTTGGTCTTACAAGGCAATGCAGAATGGGAGGGAGATGACGATGACGAAGAGGAAGAGGAAGTAAGTGGCCCAAAATCTGAAAAAAATACATCTGGAGGTAGTGAAGCTGGAGAAGCCGCTTCTCAAACTACCCAACAAGTAGCCCAAACTGCCCAGACCGCCCAATCCACTACATCATCAGTAATGGAGAATGCAACTCAATATGTTGGGGAAGTAATTAACAACGTACAGGCTTTAGGAGCCGCTGGAGGCGTCGCATTTAGCTCTGCTGGCTATTTTCAAGCAGAAAGTGTAGCACAGTCCACTGTAGAGGTCGCAGCCATTGTAGAGCAAATTGAAGAAGAGTACGATCAGACTCTAGGAAATTATTTTGTAGAAACAACAGCTTTATTTATAGAAGACATAGCTGAAATACCAATTATTGAAAACATCCCAATTGTTGGTAATGTTGTAGAAAGTGCTGGAGAGGCTTTATTAGATACAGCTGATAATATGGAAACTTTAGAAGAAAGAGATACAAGAGAAGCTGCCGAAGAGCAGGCTGAAGCGGAAGAAGCCGAAGCTAAAGCAGAGGCCAAAGCTGAAGCGGCTGCGGAAAGTGACAATAAGGCAGAAGCTAAAGCTGAAGAGCGTGAGGCAAGAAAGGCTGAAAGAGAACAGCGTCAAGCCGCTAAAGCAGAAGCCGAAGAAGCCGAAGAAGAGTCTGAAGAAGAAGCCGAGGAAGCAGAGGAGTCTGAAGAGCAAGAAGCTGAAGAAGCTGAAGAAAGTGAAGAGTCCGAAGACGCAGAAGAGGCAGAAGAATCCGAGGAATCTGAAGAGTCTGAACAAAGTGAGGAAACTGAGTCTGAAGAAGCTGAAGAGGTAGAAGAGTCAGAAGCAGAAGAAGCTACTGAGGAAAATGCAGAAGAGGTTTCAGAAAACGAGAATACAGAAGAAGCGGTTGAAGAAACTGAAACACAAGCAGAAGCGGAACCATCATCCGAACCAGAGGTTATAGAAACTCCTGTTGACAATGATCCAGTAGATACAATAGCACCACATTCAGATGTTATAAGTGATGATGCTGGAGGGTTTAATGATATACCAGACATTCCAATGGTGGAAACGCCATTTGACGGACTTCCCGTATCGCCAGCAGGCCCGAATAGACAAGTATCACCAACCAACTAAAAAAAAATTTTTAAAAAGGAAAAAATCAAATGGAACTAGACTTTTCAGAACAAATTAAAAGCAACGCGGGCCTTTGGGAAAACATACGAAAGAAAAAAGAACGTATTAAAAGAGGTTCACCAGAAAGAATGCGCAAACCTGGAGACAAGGGTGCACCAACCAAAGAGCAAATTGAAAGAGCTAAAGGAGAAAACAAAAGAACTCCAGAAAAAAAACAAGACGGCACAAAACGCCCAAAATCCGAACATTCTGATTTATACACAGATGAGAATCCAAAAGGGACTATTAAGGGACTTGGTTTCACAGACGCTGAAACTGCTCGCAAAAGCGTAAACATTATAGAGAAGTCTAGCAAGCCACACAAACACAAAGTACAAGCTACTATGGCTATGGAGCAAAGATCTCGTTTTGCCGCTAAAAATGCGAAAGATCCAGAAAAAAAGAAAAAACTCTCACAGGCTAACAAAATTTATAAAGCTTATTTAGAAAAATTAAAAAAGAGAACTAAGGAAAGTGTAAATAAATAAAATGATAGAAGAAATATTATCAAAGTCTAGTGGGGAATTATTTAAGATGGGTTTGTCTGCAGTGGGCATAACTTGTATGATTTTGCATATTTTGCCTAAAAGCGAAAAAAAATCTGGCTTCTTCGCATTTATAGAAAATGTTTTAAAATTTATAAAAATGAAAAGATGAAAAAATTATTATTACTACTACTTTTCCCTTTATTGGGGTACGCTACTACAATCACATCGTTTGAAGGTTTCCAACTAGATGTCAAAGAATACGAATACCTTAGGCCCGATGGAAATGCACAAGAAGACGATGGGGAATACGCTTATGCATTAGCTTCATTTACTGTAGATGTGGCAGGCACTTATTCGGTGGAAAATATTGGATTTCACAATGTTGCATACGTAGGTATGGATAATGATTACACAACAAACGAAAGTTATACCTTCATTGGGCCAAATACACCTAGTTGGAAAGCGGATACAATGCTTTATGTATACGACGTACAACCAAATCTAACAACGCCATCAAATCCGCTGTTCTTTGCAGATAACGATGATAATGACGATTATTCTGGCGAAAGTGATTATGGCGATTTACTTTTTTATTTAGAAGATGATTTAGAAATCAATACCACCTATTACGGTCTTATAACAACTTATGAAGCCAAAGTAAATGGAGCGGGTACTATAAAAATTGAAGGGCCAGGTAATCTCAATATGACATATCTTACCACAATACCAGAGCCATCTACTTATGCCTTACTGTTAGGTTGGTTTATGTTTTTATTTATAGCTATACGTGAAAGAAATAACTAATAAGTGTAAACACTTATATGTTTGCAGGTTCTGATGAGGTTTTTTTGAATATAAGTAATGGTACTACCACCCACCATATACAAGGGTTATCGGATATATCATTCACTCATCAAAATCAAGAATCATATAATTTATTATTAATAAGTGGCGCCAATGCATCAATTAGAGCATTAGGCTCTCCGCCCTCAATAGAGTGCTCTTTTTCAAAACCATACATTAATTCAACAGAAGAAATACCCACTGGGGTATCTAATTTAAGTGGTGAATTTATATACGGCACTGGTGTTCTTGGATTTTCTGATGCATGTGTCAGTAGCATGAATATATCTGTAAGTGAAGGGAGTGTGCCAATGGTTAGTTATGGTTTGTATATACATGGAGATATAGAACCCTCCGTAAGAACAGGAAACGATACTAGCGCTAGTACGGGTAATACATATCAAAATGACTATCCCACAGGGGCTCTTGGCGCTACTGGTATAACTTTAACTGCTGATTTTTCTACAGCGTTAGAACAAAGCACAAAAGCTGATGTTCAAAATTTTAATTACAATGTTTCTTTTGATTTTAGACCCACGTATGAAATAGAATCAATAAAGTCATCATCAGTGAGGTTTGTAAATCCAGCAGTAGTTACAGTTGATGCAACGGTAACTCCAAGAAGTCAAGTTTTTGAAAGCACTACAGGTACAATTAATGATTACAATTACAATATGAGTGAAACAGTTACATTAGATTCTCAATATGGTCAATCAATTGAAAGCAAAATTGTGCCTAGTCGAGCAGGTAAACGAACCATATCCTTATCACTTTATATAGGTAGTGGCGATGCACAGACATTTAGTGTTCCAGAAGCGATTTTGCAATCTCAAAGCCTTCAAACTAGTGTTGGAGGAGTAACAACAGCAAATGTAAGTTATAAAGGATTTATGTTCGCACCATATTAAAATAAAAAAAAAACAAGAATGGGGAAATTAGAGTTTAAACAATTGAATCAAAAAATACGATTCAAAGAACGTAAATTTAAATTTACAGGAAATCAAGTAGAGTTCTTAAACACAGCACTCGATCCAGAAGTAAAATTATTATTTTTAGCTGGCCCAGCTGGAACAGCAAAAACTTATATGGCTACATATGCGGCTTTGCAAATATTAATGGACTCTAATCTGGAAAAAGAAATACTTTATGTTAGGAGTATTGCAGAAAGTTCTGAAAAAAGTATTGGGGCGCTTCCTGGAGATCTGGGGGAAAAGTTTGGTGTGTTTGCTGGCCCATTTTATGATAAGTTAGATGAACTACTTACTGGACAAGATGTTAAAACTTTAAAAGAAAAAGGCTTGATTGATTGTATGCCAGTAAACTTTTTAAGAGGAGCTAACTGGTCAGACACAATAGTTATCATTGATGAAGCTCAAAACTTTTCAAGAAAAGAACTAATTACCACTTTAACGCGTATTGGAGAGGGTTCAAAGATATTCATCTTAGGAGATATCTTGCAAAGTGATATAGCTAATGGAGGTTTTGTGGAGATATACGACTTGTTCAACAATTCACAATCTGAAGAAAATGGTGTAAATTGTTACTCATTTGGTAATGAAGATATTATGAGAAGTGAAATTCTCAAATTCATTGTCAGTAAATTAGAGGAACAAGAAAATGAAAGCCGCCGTATTTGACTTCAATAAAATAAAAACATCACAAGCAACAACAAAAACAGAAAATAAAAATTTAAAAAAATCTAAATAAAGTTATAATTAGATATGATTAAGTTTTGTTCTGAATGTGGTACTAAGGTTGAATATAAATTCAGCCCTCCTAAGTTCTGCTCAAATTGCGGAGCCGCAATGGGTATAGCTACTGTTAATGAGTCTAAACCTGTGAGCAGGAATGTAAAGACTTCTAGAAAAATTGAAGCTATTAACGATAGTGAAACTGATGCGGAAAGTGTGCCTCAAATTTCTAAATTAGAATATGAATTAGATACTTATGGCGCAGAATACAATCAGACAATTGGTTCTATTGGAGGCAAATCAGCGCCAGTTCGAAGAAAAAAACAAGTTAGAAATATAAATGACGTATAATGTTAAAATTCGAAGACAAGCTAGAGCAAATAGAATCAGCTCTAGAAAAAAAGAGAAATAAATGGGACTTGGACGCTGTCCCCTCTGTCGACTATGACGACATTAAACAAATCATAATGACACATATTTATAAGAAGTGGCACCTATGGGATCAAAGCAAACCTATTGAGCCATGGCTTAGTAGAGTGGTGTCAAATCAATTTAAAAATCTTTTAAGAAATCATTACGGAAATTATGTAAGACCATGCTTAAGGTGCCCATTTAATCAAGGACTAGACTCTTGTGAAAAAACAAAAAGTGGAATACAAGACTCATCTTGTTCTGAATACAGAGATTGGGAGAGAAGAAAAAAATCAGCTTACGATATTAAACTAGCTGTTACAATAGAAAATCACACAAACGAAATACATCAAAGAGAAGACGAAAATTTAGATTTAGAATTAGCTACAGAAAAAATATCAAAAGAATTAAAAGTTCAACTTACTGATAAGCAATACACTGCATTTGAAATGTTGTTTGTAAAAAACTATTCTGAAGAAAAGGTCGCAGCTTTTTTAGGATACAAAACAACAGAGAAAAAAAGATCAGCTGGGTATAAGCAAATAAAAAATCTTAAAAAGATATTTCAAGAAAAGGTTAAGCAAATACTTGAATACAAAGATATACTATGAGTGATTTAACAGAAGAACAAAAAAACAAAATTTTAAAAGAATTCGATAAGAATCCGAATATCATAGATATTACGAAAATTGTGTTTGAAGATGAATCTTTAGATGGCAGGTCAAAAGAAGGTAGATCAGTTACAAAGTTTTTAGCAGAAAATGGCTTAAAAGCTAAAACCACAAAGCACAAGAAAGTAGAATCTATAGAATTAACAGAAGAACAAAAAGCAATCATTGAAGAAAGAGATAATGATGATTGGTCTTCTCTTCAAATAGCTAAAGAACTATTTGGTAATGATGTCAAAAAACTGAGCAAAGAGCAAAGAACTGTTCACGAGTATACTTTAACATTAGAGCGAGAGGCCCCACCAGTAGTAGCAACTAGTTATACTGCACCCCATGCGGTTTCTAGGATAATTAAAAAAATAAACGATTCTACTGGATATGGTTTAGAAGAAGATAAAATGTCCAGACATCAACATACTTGTTGCGACAGGTTAAGAATAAACTTAAATAACTCAAGGTTTATAGCTATTGTAAATAATTATATAGCCCCTAGGGATAAAGAGCTTTTTGAGCAAGAATTTATACGTTTAACTTGGGACAAACCAGATCTAACGCCAGATGAATTAAACTTATATATGAATGTATGTAAGGAGATAATCAACTTAGAACTAATAACTGGTCATTTGCAAAAGTTAAATGAAATGTTTGAAAGCGCAGATGATCAAGATGAGATGACAGTTAGGCTTGCAGAAATTATAAAGGCGAAAAGTTCAGAATATCATCAGTGTGAAAGCCGCATTGAAAATTTAACAAAAAAACTTCAAGGTGATCGCGGAGAAAGAATGAAGAACAGAGCAAAGGAAACAGCTTCGTTTTTATCTATAGTGCAACTTTTTCAAGAAGAGGAAGAGAGAAAGAACATGGTTCGTATCGCAGAAATGCAAAAAGAACTAATTAAAGACGAGGCAAAAAGATTAGAAGGGATGGCCGCCTGGAAAGCTAGAGTTCTAGGTATCGGAATTGACGATGTCTTATAAATGTAAAGAGTGTGACGCTGAATTTGATTCAGAAAGAAGTTTACATACGCACATTAAGAAACATAATATGTATCTTGGTGACTACTATGTAAAACATTATCCTCGTTGTAATAAACTTACTGGAGACCCAATTCAGTTTAAAAACAAAGAACAATATTTCACAACCGATTTCGCTAATAGAAATCAGTTAATAAAATGGTGCAAACAGTCAGATAAAAATGAGGTCAAGAGATATATATTGGAAATTTTAGCTAAAAGAGTGCTTAGGAAGGGTTGGTCTTATGGACCATCGCACATAGAACTACTTAAAAGTAAAATGCCAGATATAGACTTATATAAAGAATACTATGGAACATATAGTAAAGCTTGTCTTGAAGTAGGATTAAAGCCTTTATTCACTAAACAAATTTCAAAAAAGTTTTTTAAAAATTTCGATGTTAATGTTTTTATAGACACAAGAGAACAAAAACCTTTATCATTTGAAAAGTCTGAAGTTGTCAAACTTGATTTTGGAGATTATACATTATCTGGAGATAATTTTACTAACACATTTGTCGATAGGAAAAGTGCTACTGATTTTGTAGGAACTTTTGGTTCTGGTTTTGAAAGATTTAGAAGAGAAATGAATAGGTGTGTCGATACAGATTCTTATATGTATATAGTGGTAGAAAAAAGCATAAAATCTATATACAAAGATTATTTTCCTGGTAAAAAAATAACTACACTTAATTGGGCATTTTCAAACCTAGTTAAGTTACAGCACGAGTTCCCCAAAAATTGTCAGTTTGTATTCACGGAAAATAGAACGCAAAGTGAGTTAATTATTCCAAAGCTATTGGCTTTGGGTGACGAGCTTTGGGAAACAGATATTCAATATTATATAGATTGTCAAGATGTCTTGGGAGAAGGGTAATCAAAAACCTCTTGTTAGAGAGGATGTCAACAAGCAAGTTTTAGAACTCGAGGGATACCTTGAAGACAATAAAGCTAAGTATTGGTTGTATAAGTTTATGAAGGAAAACATAACTTTTACTACAGAATTGTTGACTGGTATAGAATTGTTTCCATTTCAACATATGGCTGTAAAGGCCATGATGGAAAATGATTACTTTTTGGGCGTATGGTCTCGAGGTATGTCAAAATCCTTTTCTACGGGTATTTTCGCGCTTCTAGACGCATCTCTGAATCAAGGTGTACATATAGGAATCATATCTAAGTCATTTAGGCAGTCTAAAATGATTTTTAGAAAAATTGAAGATATAGCTGCAGACAAAAAAGCAGAATTATTTCAGCAATGTATTGGTAAAGTAACAAAGTCGAATGACGAATGGTCCATGCAGATTGGCAAGAGTCGTATAACCGCTTTGCCACTTGGTGATGGTGAGAAACTTCGTGGTTTCCGTTTTCAAAGAATTATTGTGGACGAATTGCTTTTAATGCCAGAAAAAATTTATAACGAG